CACCTACTTGAGGCTGATCTGCTACTCGACTAAGGACGCCTTCAAGTTCTCTAGAAACTGCCGCATTAGCTTTTACTCTTTCGGTAAATTCATCCAATCCTGCGTCTGCTCCAGAATCTCCTATAGCATCAATAGCATCATTGAATCTCTTTATACCGCCTTTGCTTCTTGGTGTATTTTCAAATACTCCAGCCGCACTTCCAATTGCACCAATGCCTCCAGCAGCACCAGCAACAACACTACTTCTAGTTTTTATGTCAGATCTTAATTCATTTGCTACTTGACCGATACCTTTAAGTTTTAATAGTTCGGCAGTGGCTTCTCTTTGAGCTATCGTATACTCTCTTAATTTTCTTTCACTTTCAAGCCTTTGTTCAATTTCATCTCTTAGCTTCTTTACGACAACACTTCTCAAGACCCCCGCAGCCTTCAAGGATTTTGCATCTTGATTAATAACGCGATCAAATTCTGTGACGCTAGAAACATTTTTGCTAATTTTCTTGATGAAAGTCTCTGCCGCTGCTTGATCAGCCTCAAGCGCTTTCTTTGCTTCTTCAGGGGTTGCATCTAAGCTTCGTCTCTTTTCCGACGCCGATGCTATAATATCCAATCCTTGACCAGCATCAATAAGCCCTGCTTGAAAGTTTTTAACGCTATCAGCAACAGATTGTAGAGTTTGACCAAATTTGACTTGTTGTATTTGTTTATTAGTTGTATATATGGCTGTACCAAGACCAATTACGGCTCCAGCAGCAGCTCCCCATATTCCAGCTCCTTTTGCCCCTGTCATCATTCCCATCATTGCGCCATGAGCGCCCATTGAAAGCGCTCCACCAGCAGCTGCTTGTGCTTGTGTTCCAGCACTAAAATCTCCACCTGCTATTGCTTTTCTTGCAGCGTCTTGTAATGCATTGCCCGCTTGTATAGCGGCAGCGCCAGCTACTTCCAGACCCAGTGTAAGCATCTTCGATGCTCTTATGGCTTTTTGTTTTTCTTTTTCTTCCTTTTCGTAGCTATTGATTCTTTTTTGATTATTGTCTCGTATTCTTTTTGCATCCTTTATCTCTGGGCTATAATCATGCGCTATCTGGTCCAAAGTATAACCTTCAAGGGCATCAGTATCACCCTCTTTAAACCTCTTTTTCGCTGCATTGACTTCGTCTCGTTCTTTTCTTAGGTCTTCTAGCTTACTCTGAAAATCATCTCTATCCGCACGTCTTGTTTCGAGCCTTTCTTGTATTACGCCCAGTCTTGTTCCAGCTTCTTGACCGGATTTAAGAAAACCAAACTCCCTTATTTTTTCGCCGCCCGGTATCATATCTGCAAATGCAGCATTTATACCTTTTACTTGACCTAATGTTCCACCAAATTCAGTAACTAATTCTGCAACTCTTCCGCTAACTAATCCAGTTTGTTCAGCAAAACTAGTAATACTGCTAATAGCACTAGTTATAATAACAGCATCCATTAGACCAGAACCGGCAGCACCCATTGCTGCTCCGCCAATTGCTGCTACTTTACCGCCAGCATTGTATCGGTTCATTTTGGCGAGCTTGTTGTAGCCAATAGACTGAGCCGATTGTTTATTAACAACAAATTCTCCGGGAGTTAACAGCGCAGGAACTCGCCCTCCTTTGTTCATCGGTCTCCCAAGACCCTCGTCGGACAATTTTTTTACTAAGTTATCATCTTTGAATAAAGGTCTTCTTCCAAAACTGTCATATCCATAAGGGTCTCCATTAGCATCAAAGAACATGTCATTAAAGTGTTTGCCTCTTTTTTGACTTCTTTGTGCTATTGCTCTTGCTCTATAACCCGGATGTCCTTTTTCTGGATCTTCTATGTTTATATTAGGGTTCTTTTTTTTCCATAAATCCTCTTCTGCTTTACTTCTTGGTAACTCAGGTGCATCCCAATCCATCAACCTACTAGTTATAGCATATGGTTTTCCTAGAGGTGTAGCATCTATATTGTAGCTATCGCCATCGTATGTTTTATTGTAAGTAGCTTTACCTAATACTGGACCGCCTTTTCTATATTTGTTTATTCCATTTAAAGCTGGGCCAAATGCTTGAGCAGCAGATTTTCTTAACACAAATTCGCCCGGCTCTAGCAAAGCAGGAACAGTATCACTGTTACCAGTTCCCGGAACCCAACCGCCATTACTAAATTTGTGTACCTTTCCACCAGTACCGAATAGATCAATGTTATTCCGGCCATCAGTTCTACCAAGAGCTGCGTTTAAACCGCCAAGACCACCTTTTTTAAATTTACCTCCTAAAAAGGCTGCACCTTTAACAGCAAACAAAGCTGTGATTAGTGGTATTACAGGAGCTATAGCTTTTCCAACAGCAGTAATTGCTTTAGCTAAAGACATAGCTACGCCAACCATAGCTTGGAAACTTGAACTATCAGCCATTTCTCGAAATAGCTCTTTGACTTCTTCTGTCAATTTTTGCATCTGAACAGCAAGAGATTGTTGAGCTGTTTCAGCATCTCTAGATAGACTGTCGGCAGCTTTCATCTGAGCGTTATAAGCAGCCTGACTAACAGAAGCCTGTTGGATTAATGGAATTACTTTAGAGACCTGTCTAAAACCACCAAGCTGTTCAACAATTGCGGAGAATCTAACGTCTCTTGGATCTAAGTTTGCAAGAGCATTGTTCAACCTCATAACTGATTCATAAGGACCAACAAACTTACCATTTAAATCTGTAAGTTCAATTCCAAACTGACGCAAGAATTTGATTGTTGTTGGTCTTTGTAACCTAGTGAAGATAGTTCTAAAACCAGTAGCAATGGTTTCAGCAGTCTCTCGTGTAGTAGAACGAACAGATGTAAAGAGTGCTATCAACTCTTCTACTTCACCACCGGCAGCTCTGAACGCACCACCAGCACGTTTAATCGCCACACCAATATCGGACGCTTCAACAGCGAAGTTCGCAGCAACCGTGTTAATTTTTCCAAGCAAGCCTTCTAACTGACTACTAGCAAGTCCAAATTGTCTCATAGCGGCAACAGCAGTTTCAGCAGTATCGGCAATGTTGTCAAACGTTGGAGCTAATTCTGTTTTAGCCAATGCCTGCATAGCAATTTCAGTATCTTTAACAGAAAGACCTGTTTGCTTTAAGATAAGACCGACTCTTACCAATGAAGAAGATGACACGCCAAGAGATGTAGCCAAACCGCTAACTGTTCTTTCCAGACCTTTAAGCTGTTGCATAGTCTGGCCAGAAACCTGAGAAATCTTGACCATTTCTCTTTCAAATGAGATAGCGTCTTTAACGCCTTGTTCAATAGCTCCAGCAAATGCATAGAATACACGACGAGCAATATCATACCTAAGAACATTCTTCAAAGCAGAACCAAACATCTTGCTCATATTAGCAACATTAGATTCTGTAGCTTTAGCTTCTTTTGCTAAATTTTTTGTTGCATTGGCAATGTTTTTAATGTCTTTGGCGGCTTTTTGTCCACCGGCGACTTCTAGATTAATCTTAGGGGCTTTTATCTCCCTTTTGATTTTATCTATGGCTCTTTTTGCACTACCGGGTTTGGCTTGTACATTAAATTGAGCTGTTATCTCGTACTTAGACATGTGGACACCTCAAAAAAAATGGGCATAGCGGTAGCTTTCAGTTGCTAACGGTATACCCACTTTCCAGTTTTACTATTCGGTTTGCGCTTTAGCTGTTGTTTTTTTAGCTGTCCGTTTTTGAGGAGTCCGTTTTGTCTTCGTTACGGCCTCTTCTTTTTCTTCCTCTTCTTCTGGCTCTTCAGTTTCTTTTTCTAATACAATAGGATTTCCAGAGTCATCTAAGAATGGTGAAAACTCAATTTCATACTCACCATCTTCTGAAACTCTTTCCCCATCGACATCTATAAAGTACTTTTCGCCACTATCTTCGTAAGCAACGTATCTGCCACTTTCATCAATAAGTCTCTCATTGCCTTCGTCATCAATGACAATAAGATGACCTTCTTTATTGACCAATCGCAAAGATTCGTCTGCTAGTTTGTAATCTGTCAGAAATTTATTTTCTGGAAGATTTGATTCGTAATTAGGATCTAGCCCGTACAGCTTTTCTGCTAACTGTGAAGCAGCGGCTGTAACATAAGGCTCAGCGGCAAATGTTTCATAGTGTTCTTTGGATGTGAAGAGTGCTTTACCCTTCTCGTCCAATAAACATCTGTATACTAAATGAGAGAATCTCTCATTATCAGCTTGTCCCTCTGCCGTGTTATTATCCATCGAGCTTCTTTCGGCAATTAATGCTCTGAATTCTGCTCTTTTCTGTCTCATTTCAATCGCAATGTGTCTTGCGTCCGAAAGAGAGATGCCGCCTTTTTGTAAAGTTTTTTCCAAATCGGAAATGTCTTCGAGAACTTTTATATACTCGGCTTCTTTTTGCTCATCCCAAAGACCTTGTTCAGTCATAACTTGACTTAGTCTTTGTCGTAGAATGGCTCCCGATTGTAATGCTTCTCTAAAGGCTTTGTTGTAGGCCAGTTGGCCTTCTTTTGTAATTTGGGTGTCAGGCAATTTAAAAAAAACTACCTTCTTGTTTCCCTTTAAATCTTCTGATTCTACTTTGAATCTATTCTTCGCTTTCGCCATTGGAATCGTCTCCTTCTTTTGGTTTATTTAGAGGTTTTAATGGTAGGGTTATTTGATATCTTAGCCAAGTTATGTCGTAATTCATAAACTCAGTTTCTAGATTTCTACCCTGATTATTGCCTCTATCCAATATTTCCGACCTAACTAAATCATAAAGTTCTTTCATATGCTCTTGCTCAGGAGTAAGAGCGTCAGGACTTTCATGACCCCATAAAAAACCAAAATGTTTCTCAACGGTGCTTAAAGCTCCGATCATCGTGGTTTGTATCTTCTTTTTAGATATCTTAAGAAGTCTATCCTTTGATACCTCTTTGTTTTTGTTAGTCTTATCAGTTTTATATTTTTCTGATTTCCTAACGAGTTCAGCATATGATTCTTCCATCATATCCTCCTTTATTTTCCGAACTTAGCATTCGCTTCGTTCATAACTTTAATTTTAACATCCTTAAAGTCTTGATAATTAACAGACTTTTTGTTTTTAACTTCTTCCATCCTAGATTTAATTGCCACTTTTGACTCAATGTCATTTAGCTCATAAATCTCTTTAGCCTCTTCTTTAGTTCTGGCCATAACAAAAACTTCATCCGCGCCTTGATGTTTATGGTCGAGACCACTATACTTTGACTTTATTGATTCTTTGTCTCTTTTGTTCCTTTGTTTTATGAGCCATCCATCCAAGGCGTAATCATCATTTATAATCGCCTCTTTTGGCGGCTCAGCAGACTCTGAAATATTGTCGTATAACCTAGTCCAATCTAATAAAGAGGTTTGATGCTCAGATAGTTCATTTGGTTTTCTATCAAACGCATCTTTTGGTATTTGATTGCAATTAGCCCAAATGTTCCTCCAAGGTGACGTTCTTGCTAACTCTCTTATTTTTTCTTGTGGAATTCTTTCTTGATGATAATATCTTAAAACAGTAGATACATCCACATCTTCAAAAGCATATTTTTCTCCACTTTCATAAAACGTGTTATTTTCTATCATCCAGCTCCATCTAGAGTATGAGGCAATGCCTTCGCAATCTAAATGGTCATTGGCGTGTTTTGTTTCGTGTAGCCTTAACTGTTCTCTTTCTAGCTGCTCTATTTCTTTTTTTATATCCTTAGAGGCTGGCAAAAAAAAATTATCAAAAAATCTTTCTTTTAGTCTATCAAGAACTAATGAATTTTCCTGCATTTTGTCTTCTTGTTCTTTTGTCCACACTCCGTTCTCTTTTAATATTTCTAGCATTTCTTTTCTAGTATAAACACCAGAAAATAAAGCATCATCGTAAGCTTGTTTGTAAGCTTCCTGAGAAAGAAAATTTTGCTTTACTGTTAAGGGTGGAACAATAAGCACAAGATCTTTCTTTATTTTTAGAACAAAATATCCAAGTATAATTTTAGATACTAAAAATTCTCTCTCGTGTAATTCCATAAGCAGTCCTTAAAAGGTCAGCTCATTCACTCGCCTGTCCCAAAAATTTGGCTATCGCTGCTTGAACTGACTAAAAAGGGGTTACGAGTAACCCCTTTTTTCATAGTCAAAAACATTAATTAAACGTACTCGATTGTGAAATAACATCTAGCTTGTTAAAGTTTCTATACGAATATGTAACAGTTGCATTTGTACCATCTGTACTCACACCGTTCCATGTCACACTTTGAAGAGTATTTTTTGCTCCTAAATCAAATTCGTGTAGTTTGCCTGCGCCAGCGTTGGCAGCTCCGTTAAGAACATCAGTAACAAACCCATCATCAACTTGGAATTTAATTGTTTGATTACTTTGGACATTGACAGCTTCAGGAAGGGCATTAAAGCCAAAATCTATAGCGTCAGTGACATAAGCTTCGATATCGCATGTAACTTCAACTGGGAATGTAACATATCTGTGATATGCCTGTCTTTCTCCCAGTGAGAACATTTCTTCTCGACCAAGATCGGTAGAAACATTGACGCTTACAATTCTCAAATCTGCAAGAGCGGCTCCAACTGTTGAAAGTGGAGCTGGAACATTGCCAATATCATCGAATGAGAAATTATGTCGTCTAGCAACGTCTCCAGCGTCTAAGGCGGCATCTGTTGGCGCGCCTGCTAATGTAGCAGCCGGATTAAACCATTTTTGATGGTTACCGACTAGTGAAACGTTTTCAGTAAAGTAGCCATCTGTATTAAAACTAAAGCTAGCGCTAGACAAAAACATTCCAGACATATAAGCAGCTAAGTCGCCTGCGCCGTCTCCAACTACGTCATGAGCGTCAGAGTTTACTGTAAACATAACATCAACTCTGTTGTTTTGACAATCGGTTAGTGTCTTTGTTTTAGTTCCAACACCATTAGCATCAAGCGGGTCCATTGCTCTTACATACATTAAGATGGTATCATCAATAACTTTTTCAATAGTCAATTCAATATCTGGAATGTCTTCCAAATCTTGGTAAATTTCTAATTGTCCAAGTTGAAAAATCTGGTCTAAATTGAAGTTTGTTGACATTCCAACGCTTTGAACGCCGGGAACAAACTGGTAAGTGCCGGGTGCTTCCCCAACGCCATGTGGGGCTGTACCAATAGCCTCAATAGCCCAATATGTTCTTTTGTTAGCCATTATATTTATCTCCTAATAGGATAAGGTTATCTTTCTAGAGTATTATACACCAATTAAGTACATTACTTACATAATTAGCTCGGTGTTGAGTCTAACGACCCCATGATATAAATTAGGCGAAATAGCATCTGAAACTTGCACTCTTGCATCTTTTAATTGCATATTAGAAGCTTTAGAGTAAAGGTACTCACTAGCTAACAAGTCAGGATATTGCAAAGCGTCTAAATTAGTCATACCCCTATAATCTAAGGGGAATTTCTGTTGTCTTCCGATGTAATCACTGTCAAACAGATCAATTACCTTACCGTCCTGAAGAGAAACTATATCTAGTAGTTTATCCCTATCGTAATCGTTTTCAGCTAATACATGAAAAAGAACATCGCTATTAACAAAATGTGTTAAAGACCCTAAAGCATAAGGATCTAGTGTTCTTCTTTTTACTACTTCAACTGCCAGTACAGGCAGTTGTAGTCTAGTATCTGCTAACTGTGACCAATCTCCAGAAGAAGCCAATGTAAAATCATCATCCGCGCGTTGTGATCTATATTGTATTTCTCTGAAGAAATCACTATTTGCCTTAGTAACCTTAACCCACTTATGGCTAAATTCAGCAGTGACTGTACTTGTAGTAGTAATAGCTGTATCAAATATGACTCTACCATTAGGATAATCTATATGGTATGCATATGTTCCTACTCCAGAAGCTGGCTGAAAAGCACCATCTACAAAAATCCCCGACATTCCGGGATAATTTTTTGCGTTTGGGTATGTAGCAGCGTCTGGTTTTATTTTAGTTATCGTATTTGGCTGATCAGTAGTAGACACACCGCTTTGCCAAACCCAATTAGATCTAAAACCTTCCCATACTTGACCGCTAGTGTATCTAGGGTCGTCCACTAATCTTAGTTTATGTTTAGTTCCGCCATATTGACCAGTTGTTGGTATAGACACGTTTTGGAAACCACCAGCGTCAAGTATTCCCCAATCAAACAGCTCGATGATGTTATCTTGAAGAATATTAGAAGGAGTACTATCTCCAATGTTATCTATTTTGTTTAACCATTTAGTCATTATAGCCTCTTATTTATTGTCTTTTTTACCGCATTGACTATTTTATCTTGTATGTTTCTATCAAATGCTCTTGTAATAAAGTTGTCGCTTTTGGTTCCCGCAAATTCAGGACTTATTCTCCAGTTTCCCATTGGACTTTCTACCATTCTTCCAGCGCGAGAACGTCCTAGATTAGATCCCGGTTGAAACTCAAATCCTGAGATTAAAATTTGGTCGCCTTTTGTTAATAGCCAATCAAGCCAAGGTATATTAATATTTGTTTTAAATCGTCTAGATCTATAGTTAACGGAAGCTTCACTGACAGACAAAACATTTGCATAATCTTCCGGTTGAACAAAAAGTTCCAAACCGCCAGACAAGTTTTTCGGATTAATTTTTTTAGTCTTAACAACAACTGAATCCGAAACAGCTTGTGCTATTTGTTGCGAAGCATTTATTGCCTTAGTGGTAGTGAGACCTAAAGAAGCTCTCAAGAAAGAACCTCTCAAAGACTGTAACTCAAAACATTCATGTATTGCATTAAACACAATAGGTTTAATGTTTTTTTCAACCTCTCTTCCCACAGAAGAAAAAACAGAGTTCAAATCATCAGCAATTTGCTGAAGAATCATTTGCTCAATTTCTGCATCAGTGCTTGTTATCTCTAAAAAACCTTCTGACATTAAACTCTTTCCCAAAATATCACGATGTATTGTGTTGGGTTTTGTTTGAAGCCTTGGTTATAAGGTTCTGATATTCTCTTATATCTTCCTTCGTTGTGTTTTCCTACATCTACTAAAAGCTCTTTAGCATTAGTTAGTTTTTTGTAGTCATCCATATAACCAATTGTTTGTATAACATTGCTAGGAACGTCTACTTCAAAACCAACATCAATAAAGTTCTTCTTTTGATAGTACACTCTAAGCTCAACAGCTTCTTCAGTTTCCGTAAACTTAAAGCCTTCTCCGCCACATAAAGGGCAAGGAGTACCTCTATTAAATGGTATAGGACCTCCAGTTCTGTAAAAGTTTACAGATCTCCCTCCAAAGTTATTGGTTAAGCAATTTGTACACTTCTCTCTAGTCTCAGGGTAGACAACTGTACATGTTCTATTAAATAGAAGAATTGCTTCATTCAATTTAGTAAAAACGCTTGCGGGAAGTTTGATTGCCATGATTCACCTATTATGAATGTGTTATCACTAATTGGTTAGTATTTCTAGTTCCGTCACTTGCGTCGGTCGTACTGGTTACACCGTGTACTTTTCTATATTCATCGCTTGTAAGGCTAGCCACAGGTTCACGAACAATAATTCCGATTGCATTTCCAGAACTCCATCCAGTTCTATCTACAATTTCCTGTATGATCGTTTTTATATCGGGACTTGTTTTGTAGTACTTGCCTGAGTCTTGAGATCCTTCAGATGGAATGTTCCAGCTGACAGTAGCCGTTGTTTCAGTACCATGAGCGGCATATGTATTGTCGGTGGGTACATCAAAATCATCAACGTCTACAGCAGCTATTAAGAAATCAACTTCTTCTCCCCCTTCCCAGTTTAGTTTTATGTATGCACTATCTATAGTCGCCCCCTGTGGAACAACAACATTTTGAAACCTAAAGAATGCTTTGCGATAGTAATATTTATGTGACATTATTAATACCTCTCAAATCCGACTTTCCATTCAGAACCAAATGATGGACTCCCATAATTATTGCTGGAACCGGGATCATGAGTAGCGTCTGTACTGTCAGATCTCCAATTACCATTGTCCTTATAATCCCACACAACACAAGTGATAGTGGTTGGGCCTCCTGCTCCATCAGTGCTTGAATCTCCACTGTAATATCTTAGATCATCAAACCTTCCATCTAAATCTTTTCCTGTAGATGAATCTAGTATAGGAGGAGCAACTGTTTCAATTGTTCCTCCTTTGCTTACATGCGCTACAAGATTTCCGTTTTTAATATCATTTGATGATATAGCTTTTGTTACTGGATTAGCCATGGTTCACCTTAAGAAGTTGCATCACCTGAGTAATATCTAACGTCATCAAATCTATTTGTATACTTTGTTTCCAAGGTAGCAGGTTCTGAACCAACTACGATTGGAGCATTAAGTACTTCTTTGTTTCCAAATTTATCAACTCCAGTTACAACAGCGCCAAGATTTTCTGTTGTGTTAGAGCTGTGAGCGTTTGTTGCTACGTCAGCCATTTTTTATCTCCTTATTAGGATTCTAGTTCTGTTATTCTTGCTTTAGCCGCATCAAGTTCAGCTTTTAGTTCTTTAACTGCTGCGACTAAGTAAACGTTAATCATATGAGAGTCCAAAGTTTTAACATTTTCCACCAACACTTCATCAGTGTCATGATCGTGTACGTCAATATTAGTTGTGGTAACAGCTTCAGGAAGATGGGTCTCAACTTCTTGCGCTATAAAGTTATAGTAATAAGTGTCGTCATCTATATTTCCAGAATGATCACAATGACAATATTCGTGTGTATACTTGAATTTAACTGGCCTTAGAGCATTTATTTTGTCCAAAGCTCCAGAGATGGTAGTTATGTCTTGCTTAACACGAGAGTCAGAAACGACACTCCAAACAGAACTGACTGGTTTACCAGCCGAGTTAGAGCTTAACTGAAGTTCGTGCGTTGGAGAGGCAACATTAATGCCAACTTTACCATCGTTGTTAATTCTAAGACCGCTAGGCTGAAGACTATTAGACAGCCAATTATCATTTAAAGCTACATTTCCATAGTATGTTGTAGTGTCTGCCCTAACAGCTAAATCAAAGATGTTTCCAGTTTCACTATCAAATCTGGTTATAGCCAACTTAGCATCAGCATCACTAGCGGCAGTTCCAGCCTGTATATATGCTGTATTATTAGTGCTTCTTGAGCCTACAAATCTTAATGCAGAATTAGACGCATTATGACCAATCATCATAGATGAATCTTCGCCATAAACGTGTAACTTATTTTCTCCTGCTACGAAGTTATCATAAGGAGCATCAGTATCAATACCAACATGACCAAGTCGGTCAATAGTCAAGTTATTAGGAACAAAACTTCCAGAGTTATTTATCTTTAATACATTACTTGCAGACTTGTACCCAATAGCAGACCAGTCACCAAGTGTTAAATTGCCACTACCTAAAGTATTTCTACCTATGTACAAAGCAGCTTCACTACCCATTGGACTTTCCAATGCAGAAGTAACATTTCCGCTAGCGTATGCATGTATATTAAATAAAGGACGCCAAGTGTCTGGTGCAATACCAGAAGAAGCAAACCCAACATTTCCATTTGTGGAATCTAAGACAACTTGTTTTGATTGCGTCGTAGAGGAAGATCGTGTTTCTATAGAAAATTGTTTTGTTGACTTGTCCCAAGTAGAAACAGCATAGTTTGATAAATTAGCAACAGCGTTGCCAGATCCAACGAAGAGTTTAGCATTTCCTCCATTTGAACCAACAACCAAAGCCCTATCGTCTGTAGAAGAAGTTTGCTGACCAATATCATCTCCAACTACAAACTGCTCTTTTGGATAAAGAGAGCCAACGGAAGCTTTTCCTCCGCTTGTCATAACAAATTGAGCTTCACTAAATAGAACTTGATGATTTCTATCTGTGTCAAAGCCTATGAAAAATCTTCCTGCGCCACTAGCTGCGGCATCTACCCCTAGACCAAATGTAGCATAAAGATTGTTTTGATTGAAAGATTGGCCTGACTGATATTTTGATAATACTAGATCAGCGCTATTATTTGATAGATGTTCAAAGTCACAACGAATTGCATCTCCAGAAGATCTTACATGTAAGGGCTGTTCTGGGTTTACGCCTATACCGAAATGACCATACTCATCTAAAGTAGTTCTGTCTACAAATGTTTGTGTTCTTGTGTCTAATTGGCCAGTCTTGAACAATTTGCCACTGGGAGCAGCAATTATGTTAGGAGTTCCGGTAGCAAAAAAGGCTACACCAGACTGAGAATGCCCCTTTACAACTTTTAAAGGAGGGTTTAGTCCGCTGCTATATATAACTACGTCGCCTTTAGGTCTAATAGAAACTCTTCTTTGTAGACCTTGTCCAGATAAAGTAGTACCAGATCCAGAGGTGTAAAAGTCTATACCTCCATCTTCTTTATTTAGAGAGTCAATACCAGAAGTAAACTCTATCTTTGAAACTGTAGTGCCATCCCATTGAGCATTAATTTTGTTGATTGGAGTAGAAGTGCTTGTTATTCCACTATCTCTAATGTCTAAAGCGCTAGTAAAGTACATGTCAGTACCACTAGCTACAATAGGCTCAATAGAATCGACTATATGTTTTAAATTGTCTCTTAAGGTCTTTGCTGTTATAGCTCCAGTACTATTATCAGCAAAGTTTGTATCAATCTTAGTCTTAAGATCTGCTTTTTTATATTCTGCCATTATTCAAACCATCCTGACCTATGGGACAAATGTGTTCTAGCTACAGAGTCACTTCCCGGCGAGTAAGGACCAAGTATGGCTTGTCCAACAACACCATTGAGTTTGTATTGAGTAACTGCTTCGTCGTATCTTTTATTTATGTCATCAAACAAAATTTTAAGACCAGTTACAATCCCTCTAAGATCTAATGAAGAGGGGCCATCTCTTAAAGAGATAGCATTATATGAATGTGTTTTTAGTTCGCTTCCTATAAGCATTCTTGCTGTACGAAGACAAACTAAATTAATAAACGAATCATCTTTATTTGATGAATCCGTAGGGTCTGGACTCAAAGTAAGAGAATCGGCATCTATGGTATATGTGTTCTCAAAATCAATCTCAACGGAAGCAAGTTGAGCGGAAACAAGAACAGCTTCTTCAAGTCTTGAGTCGGTAAATGTATATTCGCTTGAGTCTAAGTCGTTCACCAGATGACGAACAATTAGTGTCATTTCATTTTGCCAAGCCATGTTCGTCTCCTATAGATTTCTGTGAACTTTAAATGTGTGTATATCCGTATAGAACGTTCCGTCTGATATCACTACTTTGCCTTGAAGTTTATAACTTCCAGCTTCATCAAAATCTTCGGAAACTACGCTATACTGCATTTTTCCATCTGTGCCATCATTAGTAAAAGCGGTTGCTTTTGTTAGTTTAGTTCCAGATGGCTTTTGAAATATCAATTGTTTTGTCGTAGCGCTGGATATATCAACAGCACTAGTACCATCTGTGACAGTAACTAGAAACTTAGTTCCTACATCATTCATGTGAATTTCATTAGCTGCCATTTTTATCTCTCTCTTACGAGTGTTTTATTTATTATTTTATCTATATAAACTGAACTATCCTTAGTCTTATCAATATATGCAGACAAAGAAAGTTCTTTGTCAATATAAGACGTTATTGGAATCTGTTTATCTATATAGAGAGTAAAGCTATCTGACCTGTTAATATAGCCAACAATGTCTACTATGTCTGGATTTTCAGTATCCGAAGACAGTAGCATAGTTAATGTAGCTATAGGCTGTAAATTAACTGCTCCCCCATGTAATAATACACCATTTGCAGTTAAAGATCCTCTACCTTCAAATCTACAAACTTCTGGAATAAAAGTAGCAGAAGCGTGTAAAGAAGCTTGGTGATGTGTAATATTTTCTGCATGAGCCGTTAAAGATGAGCTGGCTCCAATATGCTGTTGTTCGATTGTCCCAAACGCAGATAGATAAGAACCAATTCTAAATCCTGTAGTAAACCCTTGAGTAAATCCACCTACTGTAGAAAGTTCTGCTTGGGCTAATTTGTGGATTTCTCCAATAGAACCAACAGAAGCTGAACCTAATATATTAGAGGATTGGTGTATGTTCAGTGACGGCTGGTTTTCTACCTGCCCATTTGAACTAAAGGATGTGGTAGGCTGAATAGTCCCTACCATATTTGCCGAAACAGACCCCGTAGAGGAAAGAGCTGCTACAGCACCTATAGTGTTTATTCCTACGTTTAATGTAGACCCAGTAGAAGATATCGAAGATGCAGCCGGTATCTCCAGATGTCCTACAGCAGATACAGAAGCTGGCCCAAGAGCTAAAGAGACAGCCTTTAGTGTCAGTTCTGGTTCTATTACTAAAGTAGCAGAACTAGATAAGGCAGAAATAGCCCCTATTTCAACAATAGCAGAAGATGCTTGTGTTGCAGTTGAAGAAAGGGAAGCACTTCCCAACTTATCAACAATCCCAGCGCTAGAAACTGACCCAGAACAGCTTATAGAAGACACGGCCTTTACTGTTAACTCAGCAGTGGAGCTTACAGAACCAGAAGCGGATATAGAAGCGATAAGACCGCTTTCTATGAGCGATGCAGCAGAAACTGTGGCTGAACCAGAAGCTGCGGACTTGCCAGCAATCTCCAAAATACCAGATGAAGGGGCAGAGCCAGTGCTAGTCACTAAACTAGCGGCTGCTATTTGAAGATGTCCAACTTCTGTGGTGGAGGCAGAAGCGGAAAGTGTAGATTTGCCAGATATCTGCACTACGGCAGAGCCAGAGACAGAGCCAGTTGCGCTGAGGGCGGAAGAACCAAGATGCGTGTCTGCGCTTACCTCTGGTATTGTTGAGAGAGGTAACTCACTTATAGCACCAAAACCAAGCATAACACCACCTTATTTACAACGTTTAACTAATCCGATAAACCTCCTATATAATATATATACACTAATTTTTAATTATCAGTCTACAAACATAATAAATGCAGCGCCAGTAGTAGCTTCTTGCACAAGTTCATGCGCTCCAATGTCCCAAGTATCTCCATTGGAATCTCTATTCCTTCCATTAATATCTATCTCTACGCCGCTAGTAGTTCCTAAATCTGCTCCAGCGTCCACGCAATCCGAATCTTCATCTATATGAAGGTCTTCTGAGCCGCCAGTTGTAGACACAAAAGATATATCAGCTAAGCTCTTTCCTGTTAAGGCGGTGCTGTCATTCAAATTTTGCCCCATGTCTTCGGCGTTCCAAGCTGCATCTGTAGTAGTGTCTGATAAGTTGTTAGCCGTATGAGATGTGGAGGAGGAAGTCACTTTCTGATATGCGGCAACATCATCACTAGCTGTTAAGGTTGATACAATATTGTTCTTTATATAATTAACACTAGAAGAATCTTGCCCAAATCTAATAGCAATAACGGCTTTATTTCCACCTTGCGCTGTGAGCTTGTAGAGAGTGTTGTTGTAAATATACAAACTTTGTTGCCAACTCCAAAACACAATTCCTTGAGTGTGGTCATTGCTAGTCTCGACGATGTTATATATAATGTTATTTAATATGTATACGTTATCTCCCGATGATCCCGTAACTGTTCCCTGTATCATAGTTGGCCCAGAACTGCCGGGATTCCCTCCTTTATCATGTATAAGATTGTTTCTTACAATGCAATTACCACCCCCTCCAAGCTGAATTGCTTTATTAGTAGTTTTAGAATCTAAGCTGTCTAAACTGATATCTAGCCATTCAATAGTAAAGTCATCTCTTTCTACTTTGATAATTCCTACATTATGAGTAGCACCAGCTGTCGGTTTTAATAATGCTCCGCTTTCGGCAGTACCGTCATGCCTACTTGCAGCAGCCACAGTTAGTTTAACAGAATTAAGATCTTGGCCAGAACTCCCACCGATACTAGTTCCTCCGTCTATAGTTGTCTGAGCGCCTGTGAATGTAGAGTCTGCATACATTTCTCCAACAGCATCATCCCCATTTGAGTATATAGAGGCGTCAGATAAATCTGCTTCCCATGCAGAAATAGTAGAGTAGTCTCTACTGCTGGTTCCTATAGTTTTTGTTACAGTAGCCATTACAACAGCCCCTCTGTGATCTTATCGTAAGTTAAAATGTCAATATGCTCTCTTTCATCCATTGGTTTTCTGCAATCACACATATGGTCTGGGTTTCTCAGGTCATCTATAGAACTTCCAAGTTCGGTAGACAAATCCCAATAGGGAACAAACCATTTTCTCTTTGCTAAAACAACTGGTTCGTAATCCTCTGGAGTGTCTTCAGGAATATCTTCAATAGCAGGTAAAGCTCTTTCTGTTACAGTGCCGCCGGAAAGTTCAACTCTAGTAAAAGAATCTCCATCGTAATTTCTTCCCGAAGTATTGATGCAAATGAAATGCCTTTTCTCTAGGTCTGTAAAAGGCCAGCTATTATGACTGCTTTGTAAATTGTCGCTTTCGGTCTCTATGTGATTCCAAGCTACTGGAATGAAAACCTCAGCATCATTTCTCATCTTGCCATACCATACTTCACCACCACTAGGCCCAAATATTTTGTGTCTAGGGTTTTTAAGTCTTCTAGATATATATTTGTAAGCATTAATAGCTTCGCCCTCTGCATTTGGAATAGTGTTTAAGATGTCTTCTTCGCTGGTTAATAAGTTGGTTCTTTTGACATCATTACTATTCATTCTTTCAAACTTATAAACATGCGTAGCTTCTTGAAATTTTTGAAGCAGAGTGCCTAAGTCTCTAGTTCCATTAGTGTTAAAACCGAAGTTATTAGGATTACATATCATCTCTGCGTGAGCTAAATAAATACGATCAAGTGACATAGCTTCTACTACGTCGCCATCTTGATATCGCGGGTTAGACCCTTCAGATTTAATTTTTACTATTAGTTCCATTTGACTTTCTCTGAGTATTTTTCCATAAGTTCTTTTCTCTGTGGAACACAATGCTTGCCCGCAAAGTGAACTATAAAATCACCTTCGTTGTATGAGCAACCAAGACCTTTTTCTATTTGCTTTTTTGATGACTTTGTTCTAAACCATCCCTCTCCCCATTGAGAAAATTCCATAGGTTTTTTCTCGCTATCTTGATAATAAAACGAATTAAACGCCCTGTTTTTAGGCTCTATATATACATGTTTATCAAAATCCATTGCATTTTTTTCTCGTAAATCGTTGACCGCACATTGCTCCCAATAGTTATCCATTCTGTATTTGTAAAATTCATTTTTAGGCCAGTCCCACACAAGTCTTAAAAACTTTTTTGACCACTCCGTATTTTTTATGAAGTAATGACCACAACAAAGACAGCTTCTAGTATATGAATCACAATATTCACCTTCGCCTTGATTTGGTATTACCATATCATATTTAGGTTTAATAAAGCTTTCTAGCTTTACTGTATGATCCATTATTAGAGCGTCTATGTCAGACCAAAAAACCCAATCAATATTTGTAGTTTCAAGTATTTCTAGAATTAGTAAAATACTAGCCCAACTCGGATGTCTTAGTTCAAAGTTAGTTTTATATCCACCTCTTCTTGTCACTAAGTCATAACCATGTTTGTTACAGTATATTTCTTTGTTTTTTATGGGTATGTCTGCCCACTCATCAAAGTGTCTTGTGTATAGTTGAGCTATTGCTATTTTCATAGTTTTTGAACCTTTACGCAGTCTTTTACGACCCAAGCGCTTGAAGTAGGTAGTAACCAATACACGCTACTTACACTGCACAGCTCATAAAAACTACCTGTGCTGCTAGAGGTAGACTCAAGCCCAAATCTATTTTCTTTGTCATATTTTAATAACTCCTTGCCGTAAAAATAATAATTTGAAATATATTCCAAATCGTTATCTACTCTTTCGTCTAGCTTAAAAGCAAACCTTATACCCTTTCCACTGGTTGTTATATAACAAAAAAGTATTCTTTCGTCCTTGCTTATATTTTCAAAAAGCTCATAGGTATACTCATCGCATTTAAACTTTTTCTCCTGTATAATTGGAAACTTCACCTTCATGATTGAAGTGTTTCCTTCTCGATCTAATTCTTTTACAACTTTTGAGTTATTCGGTCTGCATTCTTTTAGATGCTCTTTGGTATCAAACTCTCCAATTATTATCCTTACGTCGTGTGAAACATAATCAATAGGATGATAGACGTTGTGTCTCACATCTCTTTTTTCATCTCTATACAAACTGAATTGTCTTAATCCACCATCTTTTTGAAAAACTTCTTCCAAGCTAGCGTAAACTTTTGTCCACTCTGGAGATAATGTTGGATCTGTTAAATAAACTAACATAGTTCTTCAAATATTTTTTTTGCTGTTTCGTAACCCTCTTTACTTTTTGTTGCGAGCATAAAACCTCTATCTGTAAGTTCGCCCTCCCTCTCTTCTTTATCTTCTATGTAATGGTAATCTTTATGAGATTTAAAAACTCTTCCTATTAATTCTGACCCTTTACATGGATGGTATATCTTATCTATTTTATAGATATTAGTATCATGCGCCATTAAATTTGGTATTTCATACCTTAGAGCCATAAGTAGTTCTGCGCCAGCTCCTTTAATATCATGATCTCCATCTATAAATACAAAATCAAAATCTCTCCAGTATTCTAAAAGTTCTTCTCCTGTTTGCACATGTAAAATTACATTATCTGGTTTTTTACATAGAGAGATAAGTGCTTTTAGTTGTCTGGTGGGTACTATTTCAGAAATATGAAACTTGAAGTCTTTCCCTTGATTCAGAGCTTCTATAAAAGCGGCTGTAGAAAAGCCTGAGTACGAACCTATTTCCGCAACACGTTTGAAATCATTTGCCATTAAAAACTCATAGATTATTTCGACGTGTCTTTTATCTGTTAGCCAATCAGGATGGTCACAGTCTAAAGTAAATTCATATTTTTCAAAATCCATCTTACTTCATCTTAGTTATCGTTTACAGGCATGTTCTGACCAATTATAAAACCGTCCATGTGACCTTCAGCTCTAACAACAAAACCATAAGTATCAGCTTTGTCATCTGTTCGTGCAATAATT